TTATTGACGCCATCGCCAAAGTCAAGGGTGCTTGATGAATGCTGTTTTAGCATTTTTAGGCAAATACTGGAAGGGGATCACAATAGCAGTTTTGCTATTTGTGGTCTCTTTCTTTTGGTGGCAAGATCATAGAGGCCTCGTGAACGCATACGACGCTTCGGTGGAGAGCTATGAGACGAGAATCAAAGAACTCAAAGAAAGCTACCAACGAGAGACGGAAAGAAAAGAAGCCGCCTTGGAAGAATACAAGGAAAAGGTTTATCTCTTGGAGTCGCAATATATGGACTTCAAAGAAGAAATGGCATTAGCCAAAGAAGAAAAAGTGGAAGAGTATATCGCACTCCGCCGTGACAACCCCGAGCAGTTAGTCAAAGAGATAGAATCAAAATTTGGTTTCGAGCATGTTAGGTAGGATTACACAAATATTAACCGTGGGTTTAGTTTTGTGCGCCCCCGCCTATGCTGGCGAAGGCAAGTTCACCCTCTTGCCCAAAGGCGCAAAAGCTCCTTTCGAGGCCACTTGTTTTGACGACGAGGCCACAGCCAAACTGCTCACCTGGAAAGAATTCTTGGAGCAAGAGCAACAAAAACTTTGTGATTTTGAAAAAGAAAGGTTGACACTTGACTCCGAACTGGTTATAGATAATATACAGATAACTTTGGACGAGACACAAGCCCGTTGCCAAATAGAGATGGATACGCGAGACAAAGAACTTGAGGAACTCAGAAATATTATCAAGAAGAATAAGAAACTAAATGTTCCAGTTGTCGTCGCAGCTAGCCTGGCCGTTGGTTTTGGGATTGGGTTTGGGACATATCATATAGCGAGCAAGTGATGAAGAAGTTTAAGGATCCCAACTATATTGCAAAACTAGAAAAGGCAATATCAAAGAAGTATGGTGTAGAAGCGATAGAGAACCCTAGAAAGCACTGGTCGGATCTGGACGAAAAAGAATATGAGAAACAATTACAAAAGCTAACCAAAAAGCAAAACAGATTACATGACCAAAGTGAGAAAATAGAAGTTGATGGCGTTTTAATATCTAAAAAACTACTTAATAGAGAACGCGTAAAAAGGAGTTGCCCTGTTTGCAGAGAATATTCTTTTAACCTAAAAGACGATGCCTATATGAGTAAATTTGAGTGTTGCCACAAGTGCTATATTGAATATATTCAGGGTATTGTCGACGGAGAAGAGAAATGGCTAGCTGGCTGGCGACCAAAGAAACTTCAGGAGAAAAATTAAATGGCTACGACCCTTGAGATTGTCAGAGGAATATCCCAGGTACTATCAAATACATATGATGGCGCCACCGATGAAAATGGTGAGCCAATCAAGATAGGTCTAAAGAGAGAAGAAGGGCACCCCATTCATGACTCTAGGGTAATGGATGGGTTTAAGGTGAGTTTTTATCCTGACTCAATTTGCATCCACTATCATTCAGAAGTGAAGTTGAAAGAAATTTATTCTGGAACATTTGAGCAAGATGTGGAGAGCATGATAAACCAGATTGCTCAGTTTATCAAGAAAGAATATAAAAAGATTACAGGCAGCGCCCTAACTTTAACCAAGACGGGAGACCTAGAAGCCATCGTACAGAACACGTCCCGAGTTCGCACTTGGGTACAGGCCAAATGCTACTATAATATTGGTGGCGCCGACAAGGCCGATCCAATCCGCGGAGAGTCTGAGGATAGCGTCGATGCTAAGTTTAAATCATTCTTGGAGCAGGGCGGCTGGGATGGCAAGTCTAAGCCACAAGGACAGCCTGTATATACAGGCAAGGGAAAGGTCCAAGCCAGAAAGGATATACACAGTCCATATAAGGCTGAGTAATGTCCTTTAAGCTTAGCAAGAAGCAGACGGTCAAAGAGATTGTTAAGTGCGGTAAGGATCCGGCATATTTTATAAATAACTATACAAGAATTTCTCACCCACTTAAGGGTTTGATACCCTTTAAGACATATGCCTACCAGGACGAACTTTTAGAAGATTTTAATGACTATCGCTTCAACGTTATATTGAAGGCAAGGCAGCTTGGGATTTCTACGATCACTGCTGCCTATATTGTTTGGATGATGCTCTATCATCGTGACAAGAATGTTTTGGTTATTGCAACCAAGTTCCAAACCGCTGCCAACCTAGTCAAGAAGGTGAAGAGCATCATGCAGAATGTTCCCCCTTGGCTAAGGATCGCAGAGATTAAGATCGACAACAGAACTTCATTTGTGTTGACAAACGGGTCGGAGGTCAAGGCATCTACTTCGTCTGGCGATGCCGGCCGTTCAGAAGCCTTGTCACTCCTTGTTATTGATGAGGCCGCCCATGTTGAAAATCTAGAAGACTTGTGGACCGGCCTGTATCCTACACTATCAACTGGTGGTCGCTGCATCGCCCTGTCAACCCCGAATGGTGTTGGCAACTGGTTCCACAAGACATATATTGAGGCCGATCAAAATATAAATGATTTCCACCCAGTCCTCCTCCCGTGGGATATTCATCCGGAAAGAGACCAGGCTTGGTTTGAGAAAGAAACAAGAAACATGTCCCGCCGCCAGATTGCACAAGAGTTGGAGTGTAATTTCAACGCTTCGGGCGAAACCGTCATACATCCGGAAGACTTAGAAAGACTGGTGTTTGGCATCAAAGATCCAATGTATAGGACTGGTTTCGATCGTAATATGTGGCTCTGGGAACAGTATGATCCCGAGGCTACATACATAATAGCCGCAGATGTTGCCAGGGGTGATGGTGCAGATTTTTCTGTTTTCCATATAGTTAAACTAGAGACTATGGAGGTCATAGGTGAATATCGTGGGAAACCCAACCTTGAGGAGTTTGCTACCGCTCTTGATAACACAGGCAGAGAGTTTGGCAATTGTCTTATGGTGGTTGAAAATAACAGCCTAGGAATATCAATTCTAGAGAAGTTACAGGACAGAGAATATCCTAATCTTTATTATTCCATAAAGGGATCGCACGAGTATATTGACCAGTTGCAGGCCGAGTCCGTTAATAATTCAGTTCCTGGTTTTACCACATCTTCTAAGACCCGTCCGCTAATCGTCGCGAAAATGGAAGAATTCATCAGAAATAAACTAATTACAGTATATTCTTCACGACTAGTCGACGAGTTTAAAACTTTTATATGGAATAACAATAAAGCCCAGGCAATGAGATCATATCATGATGACTTGGTTATGGCATTGGCAATAGCCTGTTGGGTTAGGGATACAGCACTTACGATCAATAAAAAGGACTTAGAATACAGAAAGGCTATGATGAACTCATTTAAGGTTGACAAAGGAAAGTTCCAAAGCACAATACCTGGCATGATTGGACACAGGACAAATGGCTTTTCTGATGATACTATGAATTTGAAAAAACAATATGAAGAATTTGTTTGGTTAATTAAAGGATAAAGATGGCAGACCAAAGAAAAAACCCAAGAAATCCAAGGTCGGAACTTTTTAGATCTCTGACCAAAATATTCTCCGGGCCCATTATCAATCGTAGGAGCCAGACTGGCCGTCGTCTCCGAAGGTTTCAATTAGATAAGCACGCATCCAGGTTCAGATCTGCTTCCGGACAGCAGTTTAGAAGAAGCGAATTCCATACCTTCGCTAATATGCAGCCCTATATGATGAATCAGCACAATAGGGCAGAAAGGTATGTTGATTTTGACCAGATGGAGTATACTCCTGAGATTGCTTCTGCTTTGGACATTTACGCAGACGAGATGACAACGCACTCTGCTCTGCAACCAATGCTTAATATTCAGTGTTCCAACGAGGAGATTAAAGCAGTTTTAGACTCTCTATATCACAATGTTATGAACATTCAATTTAATCTTTTTGGTTGGTGTCGTTCAATGTGTAAGTACGGAGATTATTTTCTTTACTTAGATATTGATGAAACCAAGGGGATTCAAAATGTCATTGGGTTGCCCTCTCATGAGGTGGAAAGATTAGAAGGTGAAGACAAGACCAATCCGAATTATGTTCAGATTGG